CCCAATAAAAGAAAGCAGCATTCTTTACGTTAATTAAACGTTCAAGTTCCACTACTTCTAGGACCTTTCCTTTAAAGGAGATAGCTAAACTACCATTATGTGATCCAAAAAAACCTAAATTAAACATATTACCTTTTTAATTTTATATTAAAATAACTTTCTAAATCTTCTAATGTCCGTGTATGTGTCTGGTTAAATAAAAAGTCATTAACTAATTCTATTGCTGTATCGTCTATAAAGTACTTAGTATTATGTTCCCTGTATGGTTTATCTGTATCAGACGTTTTGAAGTTGTAGTTATGCCATACTGTTGCCAAAGATGTAATTCTTAAGTTCCACCCTTTTAAATAACTAAGGAATGTTTGAAAATCTTCTTCTCCGTTAAATCTTATATTATTCGGTATCTTTACTTCTTCTAACCATTCTCTTCTAGTAAATAAAAATCCTGCTGCTGCCCATCTAGTCTTTTCTACCTTATAGTCTTCTAGGGTAGGTAAATTTTCAGCTATATGTCTATTGTCATTACTACTCGATTCTTGTAAAGACCTTCTAATACGTAATGGAGTATTGTTTGATTTATCTAAGTACTTTTTTTCGTAATCTGGAACATCAAAATGATTAGGGTAGGTAGTCAATATTACCTTACCCTCTTCTATACTATTATACTGATTTATTAAGATTGCATCCCAGGCCTGTCTAAATCTACTATGAGAATCTACCTGTAAGAAGTAATCTTCGTTCCCCACAAGTTCGTTTTTTATTCTATTTCTAGCATATACAACACCTTTTGCTTCTTCTTTAGGAGTAAATATTATCTTTAAATTTGGTAAGTTAAGTTGCTTTAGTCTCTCATATGCTTCTTCTGTATCCTGTAGATTAACTCCTACGTGGACCCTGCTAGGGTCTATAGCTTCTGAGTATAAACTCTTTAATGTGTCTATAATCTGAGAATCACAATAACTTGCAATTGATACAAATATACTACCGTTACCAAAACTCCAGCTGTCGTTGTACTCTCTAAACCAGTTCCCTTTAAATTGAGTATCAGCTGTAAAAGGTATTTGTTTATATTGATCAAACGTTTCTGTATTAAGGTAGTAGTTTTTATCTTCAATATCTGACATGTATCCTCTCATTCTGTATATGTAAGAAGATAGTGTTGAATGACTATTACCTATAAACTTAATACCTCTAGTACATATAAACTGTTCTATAATTGGAATCCAGTTATTATCAAACTCGGTAAAAATAGCTACTTCTTTTTTTACATCTTCGTAAAAAAATGTCTGATAGTATTCAGACAACGGTTTAAAAAATTCTCGATCTCTATGGTCTGTTGCTATATACAACTTACTTCCTTGCGGAATTGTACCTTTTATATTTTCTAAGATCTGTTCGCAAGGAATAAATAACTCTTTATATTGGAAATCATTTCGTCTAATATGAATTGAATAGTATTCCTTATCTCCTAACTTATTAATAAACTGCCAAGCTAGATCAAAAATATCTGTTCGATAATGAACATACTTTGCAATAAGTTTTTTAATTTCTACATCTAAACTAGTAAATAGGGTCTGATGTGTTACTCCTAGTAAGTTTGATTCTAGAAATAAGTATTCCTCATCTGTATAGAGGTCTTCTTTATTAAGTATTGGACGATGTTTTGAGAACTTATTAGGAACTGGTATTTTTTCAAAATTTATTACATGTCTTACTGCGTCGTAGTCTAATACTTTCGATACTGCTTTTACACTTTCGTAATTAGTATCTAATCCTTTCTCTTTACAGAAGTCATCAAACGAAATAGAGATTACTCCTAGGTTAGAAGTATCAAAAAACGATTCCATACTTGAGTGCCCTTCTAAAAGATACATCTTATACTCCGGAGTTAGTACTAATTTTCGGTTTGTTAAGTAAGCTATACAGACTGCTAGCTCTAACGACATTCTTATATTATTAAAACCACCTGGCCATGGTCTAAAAACTATATACCCTTTACTTCCGTTATAGAATTTAAAAATATTTTCAAAATCCCACTTTGTATAGTAAATATAATCTGTTCTAAATTGATCAACTCCAGTAACCATTTTATTACCTGCTTCACTAATTGTTTTAGATAAATCGTATTTCTTTTTTTGATCGAAAGTATGGTCTTGTTTAAAAAATAATGTACTTCCTTCTTTATCTGGTATAACATTCGGGTAATGCATAATACTTCCTAGTATAGTTCTTTCGTGGTCATTCCAAGCTGTACAAGTTCCAATATCTTGTATAAGGTCTACTTTAATATTAGAATCTTTAATAGCATAATCTAATCCCCACATTTCAGCTTCCCATCTACCTTCTTTTTTACGTATTTGCTCACAATACTCTGTATATTTTTTATAAAACTTCTTTAAAGTCTTAAATTTCAGAGCGAAAGGGTACATTATACCTTTTGTATTAAGAATATCTTTATCTCGATCTTCCCATCCTTTAAGTGGCATGTAGTGTATAAAGTCTTGACCAACTATATGATTATCTTCTAGATCGAAATCTACTGCTCTAGTAAACAGCATATCGGGATCTAAAAATAAAAGTTTATCTTCTTCTTTAAAGTAGTTGTTCTCACATAACCATTCTACAGATCTATATTTATTAGGAATACCCCCCCACCAGTCGTCGTTTGCTGTTTGCCACAGGTGTGCATAGTCAGGCTGATCTATTACTATTGCGTCTGATAAAAAACTAAAATCTGGTGTTTCATGTCTATGTCCATAATCTCCGGAAAGTAGAACTACTAATTTACCTTTTTGATTTACTTTTTTTAATGACCAGTGTAGTAACTTTATCTGCCATGCTTGGTATTCACACCGACTAGTTCCAACAACAATATAGTCCATTTATTAAGGTACAAATTTATAATCTGCTAATGTATAATGTAAGAAGAAGTTTCTAAAGTATTCACCTTCGAAAGGTTCAATTCGGCCATGCTTATTAGTAGCAGACTCATATAAAATCATTTCTCCTACATCTGCATATACTTTATGCCATCTTCCTAAATGGTCTTGTATATCTATAGGCCAATCTCTATCTACTTTTTTATCTACTATAACAATAGAAGAAATATGATGAGTAGTAAATGTATCTGTATGAGGTACTAAGATAGATCCTCTTTTATATGACCTAATTCCATAAATCCACTTAGGAATTAATTTTTCTTTATGTCCTATAAACTCTTCGTGTAATGGTTGCAATTCTTGTGAGATAATCTCTCTTATACGAGTAAAAGCATCCATACTAAATATTTCAACTGGGGCATTACCCTGGTTGTCGTGAATGAAGTTTGTAATACCGTCCCAGTTTTCGTCTTTAACAGTATGTTTTAGTAAGCTATATGCTTCATTTATAAGTTGAAAGGTTTTTTCAGGTACTTTGACTACTTTAAAACCTAATTCAGTTAATCTTGGTAAATCTTCTTTTTTTGAAAATGTTTTAGTTACTATTCTAGTTGGTTGTATCATTTCTGAATATTCTTTTGCTAATCTAGCGTCTTCTGCACTATTGAATACATTTTCTCTAAACCATTTAGTTATAATAACCTTTTTACCTCTTATAATAGGCAGTCCTGCGTGAAGTGCTGCTGGGTTTTCACTACCCGTACCGTCTGAGTTCTTCCAAACTACTGCTGTACCTTTTACTGGTGTAATAGTTTTCTGTAATGTAAGGAAATCAGTCTCTCCTCCTTCTTCTACATCATTTAAGTATATCATAAATGTCCAAGTTCTTTGGCCACTTGATAAACAGTGGTTATGGTATGCGTCTTTACCAAAAGCATCTTGATGGTGTCTGAATTCTTGACCTACCTCGTAAATCTGTCCTTGAGTTGGTTCTGAGTAAGGAGCTTCTATTCCTAACTCTGTGTACATCTTCTGGTTTACTTGGCTAACAATCGGGTCAGTATCAAGTAAAACTGTTGTAGAACTGGTACGGCCTTCATCATACTTGATAGCCTGAGCTCCGGTACCAGCTACGCTTGATCGGGTACTACTAGCTTCTGTTAACCTAACGATATGATCACATTCTTCGTTAGTTAAGAACTGCGGTATAGTGAACATTTCCAATCCATGGCTGTTCTCTATGTATAATCTTTCCATATACTTTATTTTTTATTATCCGTCACAAGCTACACAGTCTTCTGTTGTTCTACTCCCAATATCTCCATTGATTACAGAATCTGTTCTTAAATAATATAAGGTTTTTATTCCTAACTTCCAAGCCGTCTGGTGAACTAAATTAATAAATTTAGGACTATCTGTTGGATCAAAAGCTAAGTTTAAAGATTGAGTCTGGTCAATATACTGTTGACGTAGTGCTGCTTGCTCTACTAACTGTAACTGATTAATCTCAGCAAACGTTAAGAAGATTGGTTTATCCTCTGCAGGCATTACATCTTCTGGTAGATTTGCAATAGAACCTCTATCTTTCATAATTTGGTCCCATACTTCTTCTGTATTATGACCTCTTTCTAATAAATAGTTTTCTAGTTCAGGATTTTTACGAATAAAAGTTCCCTTCCCTGAATTAAATGTATATATGTTTGCCGGTAGTGGTTCAATACCTGCTGATACTCCTCCTGATATAGTTGAATTAGAAACTGTTGGTGCAATCGCTAGTAAGTGAGTATTTCTCATACCCGTTCCCTTACACCAAACTGGTTCTCCGTATTCATCTGCTAACTTTCTAGAAGCAGCTTCGGCTTGTGATTTAATTTGAGAAAAAATCTGATGTGTTAAGCTATTTGCTGCAATCCCGATAAAAGGGATCTTCTTTTGCTGTAGTAGTGTATGCCATCCTAGCACTCCCAGTCCAATTGCTCTACCTTTTTTAGCAGAACGGTGAGCTCTAATTAAAGATTCTTTTCCATTAGTCTTAATTAAAAATTCTTCCATTACTCCGTCTAAGAAGTAAATTGCTGTTTCAATTAAGTCTGTATTTTTCCATTCATCCCACTTCGTTAAATTAACTGAACTTAAACAGCATATAAAACTATGTTCTTCATCTGTATGTAGAGTGATTTCCGAACATATATTCGTCATAGTCACTTCTAAGTTATTTTTAATATAAGCAGGAGGATTAGCGTTATTTACATTATCTTTAAACATAATATAAGGCTCTCCAGTCTCTACCCTAGCCTTTAGTATTTCTACCCAGACCTCCATTGCCTCAGCGTCTCTACGCTCGATCTTTTGCATAAAGTTATCATCCACTACCACGCATTGGTGTAGGTTAAGACACTGTCTATTCGGATCTCCTTTTGGTCGTCTAATTTGTAGGAATTCCTTAATATCTGGATGATTAATATCTAAATTTACGGAAGCAGCTCCTCTACGTACCGCACCTTGGTTAGTTGCAATAATAGTAGAGTCGTATATTTTAGCCCAAGGTATAACTCCTTCTGATTGACCTAAATCTCCATTCCCGATCTTAGATCCTCTTCCTCTAATTTTAGAAAGACCAATACCTACTCCACCTCCTAGTGAAGTTAATCTCATCAACTCGGCATTCGTTAGCCCAATTCCTCTAATAGAGTCTGGAGTATCAATACCAAAGCATGAAATAGGTAAGCCTTTATCTGTACCTGTGTTAGATAAAACTGGTGAAGCTAAATTTAACCAACCTTTCCACATGTACTTAAAAAACTTTGCTGCTAAATCTGGTCGGTCTAATCTTGCTGCTACTGTATCTGAAACTCTCTTAAATGCTTTACGAGGATTTTCACCCGGTAAGAGGTATCCTTTAGAAATTGTTGATAGAGAAATTTCATTCATCCATTCAGGATAATCTTTTCCTGCTTCCCAAGCGGAAGTATCTACTTGTAATGCCATAATATACTCTAGTTAATTTTATTAAAATGCTTTTGACCAATCCATATGCCCTTTAGAGTAATTTGTTACTCTACTTGCAAAAAAGTCTGTGTGTTGTTTACCTGCAATTACTGCATCAAACCATTTCATAGTCTTTAATGCTCCTGTGTCAATTTGATCAGAAGGAATTAGAGGTTTCAAACCTAAATCTCCCATCTTAGTATTAACTCTATGCTTAATAAAGTTTTTTAGATCTTCTTTAGATAGATTTTCTAAATCCCCTAATTCAAAAACCTTATCAATAAAATCAAACTCTAATTTAATAGCCAAGTGGGCTGCTGTCTCAATTTCGCTTTGTAATTTTTCTGTATTAATCTCAGGGTATTCAGAAAGTAGTTGTCTAAATAACCAACAACCAGCCTCAGAGTGTAAAGATTCATCTCGTACAGACCATTCAACAATCTGGCCAATACCTTTTAATTTATTTCTCATTTTGAATGATAATAGTATTGCGAATGAAGAAAATAAATTAACGCCTTCAGTAAATGCTGAAAATATAGCTAATGATTTAGCTCTTTCATGCCAGTCTGGTTCTCCATTGTGACTATCTCTAACATTCATTAAAGATTCAATCTTAGCTTTTGTAGATTCGTCTTCTAGAAATTCTGCAAAGTTATCTAAACCTAACTGCTCATTAAGTAGAGAGTAAGCTTCTGCATGGATCGTTTCAAAAGATCCAAAAGTTACCCCCATCATAATAATCTCCGGCTTTCTAAACCAGCTAGTTACTAATCCAGTCCAGTAATCATTTACTACTGTTTCTGTTTGAGCGAATCCTTTTAATATACCACCGACTACATTCTTCTCATGGTCTTTAAGATTAGATTTCCAATCTGTTACGTCTTGAGCCATTGGAACTTCTGTATGAAGCCAATGTGCTTGTTGCTGTTTCAACCAGTATTCATACGCTTGAGGGTATTCAAACGGCTTATAAACAACTCTTTCATCTCTTAGTCCCATAGTGTATTTTTAATGTTTTAAATA